CAAGGCACTCTTTTGAGGACTCCTACGGCAGGCGAGTTATTTGGATTCTCCACAATGGATCAGAGTGGCAGCTCTGACTTTATTCGGGGGTTGCGACCGCCATTGTACGGCCAACAGGCTACCATGTGGTAGCGTCAGGCTCCAGGACCGCGTCCAGTGGTTCAGTGCGCTGCATCGACTTGACGTTGTACGCTGCACACTTTTTCCGGGCATTTGCGGCCTTAAGGCCATTGTTGATGACACTCTGCACTATCGCTGGATACTTCGGAATTGGCACTGACACCGAATCCGGGTCAGCATGAATGAAGTTCAGCGCATGATGCATCATGTCTTTTGACACGAAGTCAGACAATTCTATGTCTAGGATGTCAGAGTCCAAGTCGTCGAAACAACGCTCAATCTCCAACTGCCTGGCCACAGGAACGCCGTATAGATTCGCAACAATCTCACGGCTCTTGTCATTAATGACCTCGCGATTCCGCCAAACCTCCCGTTTGACGGCATCCAAGACAAAGTCTCGCGTCCGCTCCTCTACGACACATAGAACAGAGCCGACGTCGATGGACCTAGTCTTGTGTAACACCCAATGGCACAGACTGGCTATTATGGGTGATTTTGAGAAATTGCAGAGATAGGAAAGCGCCCGTGCTCTGTAGAGCGCTAGTATTTTACTCCGCTTCATTCCCAAGAAATTTGCTTCGAGCACGAAAAATTTTGCAAGGACAGGAATGGGATCTTTGAGCACAGCTTTGACTTGCGGATCGCAAACTATGCCACAGAAGCCAGCCTCTGAGTAATGTGGCGAGGGCGCAAATTTGAGATCTAGACCCAGATTCTTCACTAACCTGTAGTCTATATCCTGTCCGAGACAAAGTCCGTCGTCGCCTTCGACAAGACCTTTGAAATTCGCCACAGCCCAACGAGCCCTGTCCCCTGGGGACATCTGCGGATTTGCCGACGTGACGTTGAGATACGACATCAGCAACAGGTTCAGGACTCCATTCGCGGATGATGTCCACAGCGCACCAGACATCAATCGCTCGTCGAGCTTAGCGCGTATGTGCTTGAAACACATGTCACGCTTACCCAACATCATTGCCGCCACTAGATTCTTGAAAGGTCTCACGGACGACAACTTTCTAGTCATGTGCAAATACCAATAATAAACGACATAAGCCATCACCCCATGGTGGTGCGCTTCGAATGAAGTAAAATCAGTGCCCATGACAGCGTTGTCACCGAACAATTCCTCTAGTTTGAAAGGCCACATGGATGGATTTGTACCTTTAACGAAATGGCGTGAACCAGGGTTGTTGATGCTACCTTCCCTGGCGCGCTTATCCAAACCGAATGTGCACTTGTCGATGGCCTTGAACAGAGGACCAAGTATGACTTTGGTCTCATCAGTAAAAGAGCAGATCGCTCGCGCATGCTTCGGTTTCATGTAGCTCTCTTTCTTGATGAAACACTTCACTTTCAGGAATGATGATTCCAGTTGAGTGATTTTCTTTCGCAAATTGAAAAGTGAGCGTTTCCTTTTCCCGGAGTAAGATGAGGAATCCAACCAATCAAACGTGCTCTGCACATCCTCATCGCTGATTGTGTCAGTCCACGCAGCTTGGATGTAAACCCTCGCGTACTCCCGAAAATCTTCCTGTGTCTTCTTGTCAGGCATGGGTTTCTCTCGTGCAACACGGTGAATTACGGCTGCTATTTGATTTGCACGACTATCCTGACGCGGAATGAACGGAACGAGTAATGGGTGTGATAAACCCGGTTGTCGATGCCCAATGTGGGCGGCAAAGCCGACCACCTGGGTGTCTCTTACCTGCCCAGCCGGCGAGACCCTAATCGCTAGGGTGTCGCTGGGACGCGATAATTCGATATCCGGATAATGACCACACTCATAACCCGCCACACAAAAGGTCACTTTGCTGGCGGGCTGGCGTTTAAATGCGCAAGGTTTCCCATAACCTTCGCACACGCCGAAGACACGAGCATGCGCACTACGGGCACTGCGTTTGCTCGCATCAAACCGCTCTGCACTGGTAGATTCACGCCATTGTCACCGTAGACGTTTGCAATCCACGTCGTGATGGCGCTCTTGATGGACATCGGGTCAAATGTCATTGGCAGCTTCATCCTTGCCATGATTGTTTGGAATTCACAGATGCTCTCGTCAGTGCTGAGGCAGCGGTACGTATTCACTGTTGGACGGTCGATGAACGGTATCCACGACTTGACGGGTTTGACAACGTCAACGATTTCCAACGTATACCTCACGTACCCAGGTTTTGCCAACAATTCCTGCTTGCGGACAGAGAACGCTCGCACATCATCATTTCTGTGGTGTGAGTCAATGCCCTGCCTGTCGGCCTCTGCTTGATCCTGTGGTGGTGGGTCCTTAGGATCCATGTTGTCCCAGAATCTGTCATCCTCAATGATCAACATTCTGTACAACCGGTACCCATTCGAGCGCGCCTCATAGATGGCCTGTTCAAATTCAGAGCGCACGCTTGGCATGAGAACATCGCCTAAGAACATGACGGCGTCCACAATGAATCCGTCTTCGTAGGTGGTGGGCGTTCGATCAGCAGAGAAAGATGGGGGAACATTCGTCTTGAAGCTGCCCCATTCGTGGTCTTGCCTACTCAGAGCGCACATCGGTAGAATCTTGTTTTCGTCAGAGAGCAATGTTGCGCAATAGTAGCTGTTTCGTTCCAGCCCAGGGAGATCGATAAGCTCTCCCGTCTTCTTGTTGACGATAGGTGCAGGTGCGACTGGTAACGCTCGGACTTGGTTCACAAGTTCTTGGGCCGCAGCAGCTACGGCCTGCTTGGGTCCCTTGTCCTTTTTCTTTGCGTTCTGCTTCTTCGGTGGCATGTCATCACCCTCCGTCATCTCTCCGTGAGACGAAGCGATCTGTGATGATCTTGGCGAATTTCCGGTATGTTTTTGGCAAAACGTGAAGATTCGGCAGAGTACAACAATGGTGATCAATGCGAAAGACGCTGTTATCGAAAGCATCCACCCGTATGGCTCGAGATGGTCATCCCTTGTGTACTCTCCTTGTGGACCATTGAGGTGTGACATTGTGCCACACTCTTTGATCAGAGGAACATTGCAGCCCATCAGATGTTTTGAAGCTTGATTCATTCTGAGTTGCAATTGTTCATCTCTTATGCCGTCCTTGATCATCTGCCGAATCTCTGGGGTTTGCTTGTGTTTTGGCAGGAAAAACTTGACCATGGCCTTCCGCTCCTCAGAAGTCCGTTGAACTGGCACTTTCGTCGGTCGAGCGTTCAAAGAAGCATCCTCCTCTAGATACTGTCTCTTCCTATTGCGCTCTTGCGACCTTGCCTTCGTGCATAACTTCCTGGTGGCACGTGATTTCTTGTGTGCCTTCTTGTCGATGCTATCACTCACCATGGCCAGCACCAACTTTTTCGCTTCCTGGAAGTCTTTGCCCGCAAGGCGTCCCAAGGAGTTCATCGCTGAGTGAATGGTACGCAGATTCAGCGTGTTGATATTCCTTGGGCGGCCTGTTGTGCAGGGAGTTTGTCGATCCACCATGCGTAGAATGGCACTCTTCTTCCTGTCCAATCTCCGCATATCGGCAATCCTTGCTGGGCTTTCGTCTTTCAAGACTTCGCAAAACCCACCAGGCCTTGGGAGAAGGTGGTTTTCCGAAATAAACCTGGCCTTCTCCTCTGACGAGTTGACTTTGGACCTCATCAACAGATTCGAAATCCTCTTGAAGTTCGATACTGTGATATGGGCATTTTCAAGCGACACAATAAGCATGGTTCCAATATGCTTCTGCGTCCTCGTCAGCTTGGACCATTTGTTTTTGAGTTCGATCAGCTCTTCCACTTCAAACAGTCCTTCCAACACTTTGCGCGCTTCTGCAAGTTCCACGACAAGCAGATGTCTTGTTTCTTGACTCAGATCCGTGTTGGCATTGATCCGAGTACATTTCTCCCTCCACGCGGCCTGGACCAAAGCTGCAGAAACAGCTTTGTCTAGACCCAGGACGGCTCTCGCCGTCTCAATTGTTGAGTTGAATTTTGAGTTCGCTCAACGGAAAGGGCCTTGGCAGGACTTTAACGTAAACAATGGGCGACATTGTTACGGCCAGCTGTACTCCTGTTCCTCAGATTACAGCACTCATTCACCCTGAGCATGATAGTAGGAAC